GGTTCCAAGGTACATGGAGACCGCAAACCACATCTGAACGCAAAGGTACTATGTGGTCAACTACATATTGCTCTCCAGTTGTCTGTGTCATCGTAATTGCAATTTGGTACAGCTGGCGTATTTCTGATTTTTGTTTGCGCGTTAACCAAGGTGGTGTAGCTTCTCGGTGTTTACGCCTACGTGCTTTGGTATCCGCACGAACTTGCGTTTTATTATTTTCTTTCCATGTATTACGGTACTCACGTAACTGATCTGCTGGGCGTGTGGAAGCGCGTGCAATGACTTGATCTCTATTTCTAAGATACCACTCATTTTTACGGTCTTTAACTTGTTCTTGTTTGTTGTACTGTTTAAAGTACTCCGCACGGGTTTCGTTTCCTTTAGTCCACTCTACTTTTAAGCAATCAACGCATGAACCTTTAGTTTTGCGTAAAGCTATATGCCCATGTTTACAGGGTTGCCCAGTGAAATAATACTTACTGTTGGTTTTCTTTGCTTCTTCTCTTGTTGTAGGGTATTCCATATTAACTCCTGTGACTTAGTTACAGGTAATCATACCATAAATAAAATAAAAGAAAAAGGGCCCCGAAGGGCCCTATTTACGTCAAAAACTAATACTAGATTAGTAAGTTCCGTAGACTCCTAGTGGGTCTGACCAGCCAAATGAGTAACGCTCGCGCGCTTTGTACCTCACGTTGCCGGTATCGAAATCACCATCCATTGAGTTTTGCAGAGGTGTACGAACGAAGTGTTTAAGTCCGTTTGGCACGTCTGTTGTCAGGAACCATGCGTTTGTTGCTGTCAAGAAGTGGTTTACTGTGTAACCTTCAGGAACTACACCGTTGTTCTTAATAGCATTAATGTCGTTATTGTTTGTACCAATACGCAACTCTGTCTCTAAGAGGCGAGTAGCAACGAACTGTAATGCTGGTGGAACGATAAGTTTCTTAGGTTTAGCAGCGATCAAAAGACCACGCTCGTCTGTCCATGCAGCGATTTGAATAACGGCATTCTCTAAAGAAGTCTCATTCAAGTCAGCAGGGGTAGATGGGCTGTTGGAGTTTGTACCACCGTTAACAAGTGGGTGAGCTGAGCTGAACAAAGCAACACCGTCGCCGCCTGTGTAGGCGTTATTGAAACCGTTGTTTAAAACAGCGGCTGCTTTAACTTGCTTGGTGTATGCCATAGCACGAGCCAAACCTTTGGTGTAACGAGCAGACAAGCTGTCGTACAAGTTATCTTCAATCGCTTCTTCAGTGATTGAGAAACCCAAAGCAATGGTTTCGTGGTTATAGCGAGTTGTCCAGGCTTCTTGCGCATTGTCATAAGCAATGGCAGCGCCCTCGTTCTTAACAGGAGCCGCGGAGAAACCAGAAAGTTTGGTCTCTTCTTCGAATGAACGCTCAGAAGTCTCTGTTTCGTAGATTTCTTTGTGCTCTTCGCCGTAGCGTGCATACTCCAATCCGAACAATGCATTCAGTCCGGGGAGCAATTCTTTCAATAGTTGTGCGCGTGAAATAGCCATTTGTTAGCTCCTTTATTAAGCTGCTGTTGCGTTTAAGTAACCGTGGTAACCGAAGTTCCACTGTACTTGCACTTCAGGATAACCAACAAAGGACAAAGCTGTTCCTGCTGGGACGGTGATTGAAGCAGACAATGTTAAAGTTGTTGTGCTTACGTTGGTGACTGTAAGGAAGTTTGATGCCAAAGCCCCAGTAACACCAGGGATGATTAACTGCATGCCAGGGCTAATAGCCGTGTTAGAAGTTGTCATTGTCAGTGTTGAACTAGAAGAAGTAGCATTACCACTTGTAGCTGTAACAGTAACTGCTGAATCTGGAACTACGTTAACAACACGGAAAGGTGCTGTAGAAGTAACACGTGTGTTACCTTGTGTACCAGAAGTAATAACACCACCAGTCAAACCCATTGCTGAGTCACCAGTTGTAGTATTACCAGAAGCAGAACCACCATTAGAACCGTTAGTTACCAAGTACATGTTAGACCCAATGAAAGACGGGTTTACATAACCAATAGTAGCACCAGGTGTGTTAGATACAGAAGATGTACCTTGTGTAAGTACAGCGGCTTGGAACACAGCATAAGGATCATCAACAACGTAACCTTGCAGACTATTAGGTCCGTAGATAGTGTTAGTGATTGTGTTAGCTGCGTAAAACTGTGCGCGAACTGTTTGGCTCATTGAGTTGACGTATTGAGCGCCAACAAAAACACCGATAGTACCAGCAACAGGTGAAGACGCTGCGCCAAGAGTTGTAACAACTAATGAACCACCACTTGCTGTAACGACATCGCCGTCAAACATGTTGTAGCCATAGCCAGAAGCGATAGGAATGAGTCTGGTAGAACCAGAAAACACTCTACCACCAGCCAGCGATACGGGTTTTAGACCGTATGCTGCAGGAACGATAGGATATGCCATTTATAAATCTCCAAAAAATTTAAGTACCTTTACCAAAGGTCACGTTCGATCTGCGCTCTGCAAACAGAGGCATACGAGGATCACTCTGGCGCATAAAACTGTTATCTACGGATTCCATTTGGGCTTGATTTTGCTTAGCGTAATACTCATCACGTTGCTTTTCAAACTCAGTCGGAATACGACATAACAATAAACCACCTACCTCAATGTTGCCTTTAAAGCGACCTTCAGTAGATGCGTGCATCATTAACTCAGGATAATCAGACGCCTTGCAGGGCTCATATCCTTCACGCAGTTTAGAAGAAATGTTTCTCGCGTCAGCTTCGTTCAAAGTGCTTGTGCGAACATACCTGTGATTCCATCCTGGCCTAGGATTTGGTGTTGGCAAAAGGTCTGGAGGTCTCCAGCTCTCTTGACGTTGAAACGTCACCTCACGGCTATCTAGTTCACGATCTAAGCGGGATTGTTTGTTATCTGACATGATTAAGCACCTTTTCTAAGTAAAGCAACCTGTTTTGCGTATTGTTCTATGGGCACCCCTAGCTTGCGAGCTATGTCGGCTTCGGACTGCTTTAATTTAATACGGCCTGGCGGCGTGCTGCGAGAAGCGGGAGCTACTACAGACGCGGGTTTTGTAGCACGACGGGTAGGAGGTTCATACTCTTCTTCATCGGTAATTTGTTGGCTCTGTTCACTTTCAAAGTGTTCAGGAAATCTTTTTCTCATTGTTTTATCAATGAGCTGGAAATACTTTTCAGTACCCACGAAGTCTGTACCATACTCTCTTTGAAGCTTTTTGTCAAGCCCCACAGCAGATGCAGTCATTTCTTCGTCAACTCCGTACCAATCATTGTTGTCATCTACCCACTTTTGAGTACGTGGGTGCAATCTTAATTGTTCGGGTTGTTGAACTTGGGCTGGTTGGAATTGTCGTTCCTCGACCTCCACAGGTTTCATATCAGAGACACGGCTTGCTCGAACTGTTGCTTCAGCAATAGCGGCTTGGGCTTCGGCTTGCGCCTGTGCATCCCCTGCCTCGTATGCCTTAGTAAACTTTTCTTTAGCTGCGGCTAACTGAACTTCTGCTGCATGTTTAGAAGTTTCAATATATGCTTTGGAACCTGTAGAAAGTTGTTGTTGAAGGCGTTTGTTTTCTTCGATAACTTGACGGGCATAGGCTTCAGCGGCTTGGCGTTCACGCTCAGCTTGTTCTTTAGCTCTACGTTCATCATGGTATCCACGAGTAAACTTTTTAATCCTAGCTTGTACTTTTTCGTCGTAACTAGCTAGTTCGTCTTCAGTTGGGTCTTCTGGTGGTTTAGCCATTGGCTTGCGGCCTCTGTCTTCCACGGGAGTATCATCTTCAATTTCAATTTCAAACTGTTCTTCAGCCTTAGCTGGTTGTTTGAACTCTTGTTCGTCGGGGAACTTAAACTCTTCAAATTGTGCCATGTTGTGTCCTTATGATGCTCGTGTAATGCCACGGGGGTCTTGAACCACTGCTTCGACTGAATCATCGTTGATAATTCTGAATTCTCTGCCGTGAATCTTCAACCTAGTACCCGAATTGGGTCTGCAAATAATAAAATCACCTTCAGCACAAGACGGTCCAGATGGGAACCTTTTCTCGTCTTTGTATGCGTCAGGGCCTAGTTTTACTACAAATAATACGGGGGTCAAAACCTCCTCAAAATGTAGTGTTTGTGATGCTTTAATAAGACCAGCTTCGCTTTCTTGGAATTGTTCCATTGCTTCTGGAACTACACACAATAAGTGAAATGTCTTTGGTTCTGGCAACTGTTTAGCTTTATCTTCTTCCTTTTTGTTCAGGATGCCCGATAAGTCCACAGCGTTTACATCAAAATTCATCATCTTTCTCCAGTTTTTGCACGAGGTCGTCTACGATTTGATCTGCGAGCTCAAGACCCCGGATAATCCCACAGATATGCCGATACTCGGCGAAGTCAGCGCATCTTCCTCCAACTACAAAGTCAACCTGTTTTTGGCGTTCTAAGTGAAGGTGGTAAGAGAATGTTTGTTGTTCTTTCATTCAGTTTTCTCGGTTGGTTTAGCTATTCTTGTGGCTTCTGCTTGTCTTTGAGATTGTTCTGCAGAGTGTTTTAGCTGGGTATTTTTTGACTCGGTTTGCTTATCAACGTTGTGCTTTTGTATGCTCATTGCGTGTTTGTGTTTCTGCATATCCACGCCTAACTTCATACCTTCAAGTTGGTTTTGTGACATAAGTTTGGCTCGATTAAGGTCTGTTTCTTTACCCAATCTGTCTTTATTAGCTGCTGCTGTAGCGGCTACTTGCATAGCTGCAATCTCTTTTTGGGCCTCAATCCTTGCTTGTTCAATCTGAATTCTTGCCACTTTCTCTTGTGTATCAGACTGTTGTTTCTGAGCTTTAAGTTGAAGTTCTTGTTGCTTGAGCTGAAGCTCTTGCTGTTGCATTTGAACAATTGGGTCTTGCTGTTGTTGCTGAGCTTGCTGCTGTGCGGCTTGTTGTTGGTTCTGTTGTGTAAGTTGCTGGGCTGCCTGGGCTGCCATAGCCGCAATCTGATCTGCCATCTGCGCATCAATCTTGGGATAGTTCTTTTCTCTATCTTTGGTTGGCAATGTGGCACCAAGTTTTTGCTCGATCTGTCTGCGGTACTCAAACCCTAAGTGCTCATTAACGTGCGCCATTATTGCGGCTTGTATCTGAGGTGCTTGTGGGTTGTTCTGTAACAACTGCTGCATGTGTGGGTCCTGCAACATAGACATGTGCACAGTAATATGAGCCTGATGGTTCTGCTCCATGAACGCCTTAGCTGGCTTCATAGTTAACAAGTCTTGGTTCTCCTGCACTGGGTCTGTTGGAACCTCGTCGTCCTCGGTCGGCACAAGCTTAGCTGCGTTCTTTACGCCCAACACTTCAATCATCTGACGGTGAAGCAGGGGTAAGTTATACAACTGTGGGGCTGACTGTGCAAGCTGAAGAACTGCCTGGTACTGAGTAATCTTCTGCGCCATTGTTGCAGCGTTCGGATCACTGACGGGAATAATATCAACCAAGTGGTAGTCAGCTTTCTTAGCTGATTTCTGCCCGTACTCAGGTACGTAGTCATAATTTTCTGGCGCGTTATCAGCAATGATGCTTTTGAGTAACTTAAACTCCTGCTTCATCGCAAAATGCAGTCGGCTTTGTACCGCTGTCATTACCTTTAATGTGCGTTCTAATATAGCTAATGTTGTACCCACAGGCGCCTGAGAGGACATATCTGATACTTTAATATCACCAGACGACGCAAATGCACGGCCTTCTTGAACAATATTTTGGAATAAAGTGAACAGAACTTGGCTTGGTTCTTTGTAAGGGAGTGGTAAAATGTTGTCACGGATACTTCCTGAGGGCACATCTACGTCCCTAAATTCTCCGGGGGAGATCGGTGTATCGTCACCCTTAACACGCAAGCCCCTAGCTTTAAGTCCACCAGGCAAATTACTTAGCGTACCTGCGTCTACCAACTGACGCATAATCATCGTCGCTGATTTGGCATATCCGCCAATCAAGTGAATCAAGCCATACCCGTAAAACCCAAAGCCAGGAATATACTGATAGTGAATAAAATGCTGACGCTTGATATGAAGTTTGTCGTTTTCTAACCAATTGCGCCTGATAGATAAAATTTTTCTAGAACCTTTCTCGATAGTCACAATATATGGCAGTGCTATACCGGTAGGCTCACCTTTCTTGTTCGTATGCTCAAACCCATGCAGGTCTAAGTCAACGTGCATCTCAAGTATGCGGAACCTATCATCTGTTGACGCTATAACGCCTTGCTCTTCCGCTTTCTGTTTCTCAATATCATCTAACTCATTGTTCGGCTCACCTAACTCAATGTCACTGTAAAACCCAGACTCCATGAGTTTCTTAACATCATTCTCAGTCTTTCTAGTCACATGTGTGATGCGCTCGGCATCTTCTAAACTTGACGCGCCGTATGGTACAACAATGTCTTCTGCTGGGCAGAACATGGCAACTTGACGCCCTTTAATATCGTCTTCATAAACTTTCTTAAATGCTGAACCAGCAAGGGGCAATGACCAAAGCATCTTCTCGTGCTCTAGTCTGTACTCAACCATCACCTCAGTCAACTCGTAGTTCATATCATCTTGAACTCTAAGCGCTGCTTCTTCGGTCTCTAAAGTTTCTTCACCAATCAGTTTCGTTTTGACTGGCCCCATTGCTGGAAAAGTCTCCATCATGGCTTCGGATTGAAAGCGCACAACTGACTCAGTTAGCATCGGGTGAAATACTCCACATGCGCCTTGCCAAGGTTCAGTACGTTCTTCGTACTTCAAGCCCAGTAACTTTAGCCCTTCTACATATGTCTGTATCCACTCACGCCTATCTTGCATGTCCTTATCAAAATCTCCAATGAGGTCACCAGCTAAAGTGCTAAGTACACCTTCATCAATTTCATCTGCTAAGTTAGCACCAAAATCTTCAGACTTATTTTTTTTACGAGTTAAGGCAAGCTCAACCCCACCCATATTAATCTTCACACCTTCTGGGTCTTCGATCTCAATTTCTAAATCTGGTTGTTTTGCCATAACATCACTGATGCCTTGGGGTGCTTGATAGGGGCCTTTAACGATTGCCATTTTGTTTCCTTAAACTGTGTAAAACCGTTCGCTATTACGACGGCCTCTAAACCATTGAATATCTTCGGGTTCATCTATCGGAAGACGTAAGAACCCACCCTGTCTAAATCTCATTAACGCAAGCGTAGTTGCATCCACCAAGTCATCATGGTCCCCTGATGGAAACGCTGCAATCTCATCAACCAATTCTTCAGCCCACCGCGTGCGGGGAACCCAAACTTTTCCAGACGCTATTATGTCCGACACCGCGTTGAGCCTGGCAATCTTGTCTTGTCCTTTGGAGGGGGTGTAGTCTTGGACAGGTATTCCCATTGCCCGCAAATCGTAGATAAGCGGCGCTCCACTTGCTTTTTTTTCAATAAGAACTCCGTCTGGGTCAAACATTTTGTATTCATTTAATACATCTCGTTTTAGTTCAGGATACTCTACGCGTTTCTTATATGTGTTTAACAAAATAATATTTGGCTGATTGTAATCTTTATGGTAGTTAAAGATACCCCAAGTTGTACCCGCTGAGTAGTCAGCACGGTTGTTTTTCTCAAAAGCAGTGTCCCAAGTTTGCAAAATGTAGTCACAATCGGGCGGAGAATCCTCTTCCCACCACTTCCACCAATCGCGTTTAACTATCGCTGACTCATTTCCAATAGGATTTTGCTGATACTGAGCTTGCCATTTACTGTTAGGGATAGTCTTTTTTACTGCTTCTAGCTCTTCTTTTCGCCAAAATTCAGGCCAAAGTGGGTTTCCAGAGGGTAAAATAGCAGGAAATTCGATAACTTCCCAGTTGTCGGCACCCATTGCAGCGGCTTTAAGAACTTGTCCAGTTAAATCTCTGGCAGCCCAACGAGTCATTACAATCACAATCGCACCACCCGGTTGCAAACGCTGACGAGGTCCAGATGTATAGTATTCGTAGACTTTATCGTATATTTCGGGGTTCGAAGCAGCCATCGTCGCCTCTTGTTCGCTATGTGGGTCGTCTATTATTAAGAGGTCAGCACCTTTACCGGTTACTGCGCCCCCGACCCCAATCGCGTAATAATCCCCTCCCTGACTAGTGTTCCAACGACCAGCAGCTTTTGAGTCTGCACGTAGGTTTAGTCCTGGAAAAATATCTTTGTAGTCCTCTGTGTCTACTAAATTACGTACTTTTCGACCAAAGCCGGTGGACAATTCGCTTGTATGAGCCACCTGAATAACCTTTTTATGAGGGAAGCGACCCAAAAACCAAGCAGGAAGAAGATAACTAGCGAACTCAGACTTAGTATGTCGAGGTGGCATGTTGATAATAAGGCGTTTACATGTTCCATTTGCTACCCTTTCAAACGCATCAGCCATTCTTTTGTGGTGGGCACCGCTAATAAAACTAGGCCAACACCGATTTACAAACTTAATAAACTTTTCCTGGGCTAATTCTTTTTCTTTTAATTGTTCTAATTTAATTAAAGACGCCTCTAGTACCCGAAGATCAGATTCGGACATCTTGCCAGACGTTATGGCGGCTTCAATTTCCTTCAGGTTGAGCATCTTGTGTCGTTGTTTCTTAGTTTTGAGTACCTAACTGGGCATCAAGGTCGTCAAGTGGCGTAATATCAGTCACATCCGCATTGAGTAAACGCTTAACTCGTTCTCTAATTGACTTCTCTAAGGCTTCTGAAGTTGTATGTTTTATAGTTACTTCGCTTCGTTCTGTAAATAGCCCAATGTCTGAGTGCTTACCGAGCAGCTCTAAAGCTTTAATTTCTATTCTTGTATCCCCGCAATCAGCTAAAGATACTAACTTATTAGTAATGAAATTACGTGCCTGATGTACATCGGCAAATGCTTGGAAGTCAAATTCCTTTATTAATACCTGGGCCGCTTTAGCTTGTGCAGATACGCTAATAGTCTTAGGCGCGTTTGGCTTTTCTGTACCCGTTATTAAATCTTTAGCTGCATGTAAGTCAGTATCTGTATAGTCAATACTTGCGCCGAGCTCTTCAAGTAAATCTACTGTATTAACGGCAATGGCTACGCCATCCTTATGAGTTTTAGGTTCCTCATCGGATAGATCGAAAGGTAACGGATGATCAGCAGTAGGTTCTACGGATAGCATATGCACCATGAAGTTATGGGGTTGGTGCGTAATATAACATAAAGTTCTCAAAAAATATATACCCCCCGGGGGGTTAGCAAAAAATTTAGTGACGGGGGGGTTTTTTAAATTTGCTCATCGTTTGAGCAGGTTAGTGTGCAAGGGACTCCTACCTCCTCCTTTGCCTAAATAGGGGTTATGGGGTACTAATATTGCCTCGGATTGACAATATTAGCCTAACAATGTTAGGTAAAAAATAATTTAATATCGTTTACAATTTCCTTGCAATGCGTATCACAATTTGATATACTGAGAGCATACCAAGCACAATGTTAGGTATCTCTAAAAGATTAGAGTTTATTAGAGTTTATTAGATTTAAAAGGATTAAATATGAGTAACTTAGAAAACGTATTAGTTATTGCTCCAGTAGTAACAGTCGATATCATTACCCTTAGAGGTAAAGCGATTGAAGCCGAAACGAGTAATTATGGGGCTAGGCGCAACTATGCAAGTGGTATTAATGCAATGGCTATGTTAGCAACACCTAACATTGTTAGCCCTGAGTTTGCATGGTATAACTTAGAAGGTGATCATAATTTACCTAAGGTAATCAAAGACGAAAAGGTAGAATACTACAAGGCTTTGACAGCTATCAAGTACCCTAACAATTCTAACGCGTGGAAAATGATTAAAAAGTATGCGAAAGAAGAAGCTATCGCCAAAGGGTTGTTCGGTGAAACCCCTAGAGCACCTAGTGAGAGCGAGAGCGAAGGAGATAGCGAAGGTAATGGCGCAAGAGCTAATGAGGCTAAGGTTTTAAATCTCTTTATGGTAGAAACCCTAACTAATATGCATAAGAGATCATTGCGTACAAAACAACAGAAACCCGAGCAATATGGGGAGAAGCAAAGTAAGGCACATGCCAAAGTAATCGAGGCTCTCCAAGCCTTAGGCGTTGACATCGGTTTAATCAAGTAATCAAAAGGCTAGGGGAAACCCTAGCCTAACAATGTTAGGCTTATATGATTGAATTTTTAATTGCTATTGTTGTTACCCTGGTTTTAGTAGGTGGTATTATTTACTTAGATGATATAACCTCTTAACTATTATTAACCTAACCCTAGCCCACATTATGTGGGCTTTTTTTCGTCTTGTGATTAGCCTAACAATGTTAGGCTATTTTTTTGCTTTGTTACATTTTTCGTTTACATGGGGGCGACGTATGCCAGTTCCCTGAGTGGGCGTAGCCAATCACAAAACGTAACAACGTAAAGCCTAGACTATGCCAGTTCCCTGAGTGGGCGTAGCCACCACCCCACCCTAACAATGTTATGCTTTTTGTTATGAAGTTATACCTAATGTTACGTTACGTTTCTCGTAAGTGCTTGATTTTAAAGGAATGTTAAATGTTACAATGTTACACGACATATATAACGACTAAACGCAATCATGAGCTTCGCAGAAGGTGCAAAGACTAATTGTATAAAACTCGTTTGGGAGCTATATATATATATATTTATTTAACTATATAACAAATAAACGAAAAACCCCTTTTTCTTTTTGCAAATCAACAACTTACAGCGTTACGTTTTTCGTTACGTTTACCCCTAATGTTACGTTATTTTTGTAACGCTACTTTATCTCTGCTCACCCAAGCGACTAGAAGCTATTGACATAATTATAACTTTGTGGTATAATTAGAGCTTGAGGTAAATTATTTTAGTTTTGGTTTATCTCAATTCCGAACCTAACATTGTTAGGCTCATTTCGTAACATTAGAGGATTAGAGTATGTTTAACTTAGATTGGAAAGAGTGTATCGACTGCGGTGACGATGTGCACAATGAACGATGGGCACTAGGTTACAAATGGTGCAAGTTCTGCGGTGAAGATCGTGCACGTACCGAGCGTGAATCATGGTGCGTAATTCAGGAGTACACAAAGGGTAACTACATGTTCGTTACCAATGCTTCAGCACCCACAACCCTACGTCAAACTAACCCAAAGGAGAACCGAGCATGAGATCATTGCACGTTACATTTTTATCAGTCTTTATGTGTACTAGCGTATTCATAGGGTTTCATATTAGCAACGAGACGACATGGGTAGATCAATTCCTACTTATGTATGGCGGGATGATGTTTGGGTTCTTAATATTCGCAATATACGAGGAACGCAAAAATGATGAGTAACGACCAACTACTAATTGATGTGGCTAATCTAGTTTCAGTCATTGCGAGGGATAGATTCCTGCGTGAAAGACTAATGGACACCGAGGAGTTACATGCGGTGACTAGGCACATTGCGCCTGAGATGAATGCGCTTATGGCTATCTTGAGCATGCGAAGGAGGGGGAAACATGAAACAAGCAATCCAACATTTTCTAGTTAACTTATGCCTAACATTGTTAGGCGTGTTAGTAATATGTATCACAATATGGGAGTTTATATGCAAATAACAGTAATGGCAAAGAACAACTACGGGCAGACAATGTTCTACCCCGTGTGCGAGTTAGCCGATAAGTTCGCTAGGCTATTCGGACAGAAGACATTGACCCGTGCGAACCTTGAAAAGATTAAGGATATGGAAGTAGCAGTAGTAATCAAACACGAAGAGGTAAAGATATGATTTGGAACTATAGAGTTGTGAATCTTAAATCACAATGCGACGGCGAAGACTGGTACACATTGCAGGAAGTGAGCTATGACGACGACGGCAAACCGACGGGTTATGGTAGTCCTTGTATAGGTAGCGATACATACGAAGGGTTTGTTGAATTGTTCAAGGACATGATTACTCACGCAGTACTAAACGAGAAACCAATGCAAGAGGAGGATTTCAATGGCTAAGTACATGGTAACAGGATGGTGTGCAAAGCGAAGCAACTGGAACGAGGACTACGTAACTGCAAAGAATAAGCAGTCGGCAATGGAGCTATTCAAGATGCTTAACCCTACGCTGAGACGAGTAACTGTGCATAGATTACATAAGGAGAATTAAACATGGGATATAGAACAGTAAATCACGTGCCGAGTATCTATACTTACGCACAGGCAAAGCAGATACATGACAATATTGTGCCGATACGTGGGCGAGACATAAAGCCACTAGGTCAACGCAGAGACGGCGACACCTACCACATACGAATGAACGGCGAAGATGTTGAGTGCGTACTATATAAGACACCAGTAGTTACGTTTCATCCAGACGATACGATAACAGTAAGCACGAATAATTGGAACACAGTATCTACGCATCAATTCATATGGGCGATAACAGGATGTAATTGTTACGGCAGTAGAGGCAAGACTGTAATTAGAATTGGCGATAAAGAGTACGTAATAAACGAGAGTATGAAGATGAGGCACAACGGTGCGCTTAAGTGGGAGGTACTGACGAAGGAGGAGCAGTACGACTGGCGACTAGATAGAAAGAAGGCTAATGCAGTTAGGCTCAAGTACAAGAAGTTTATATCGTATCTGCGCAATGGGCTAAAGCTACGGCTAACAGAAGAAAGCGCAATATTTAGTGTAGATGAGATAGTGAGTGCGTTCGGCACAACGAAGCATCCGTATAACGATAGTATCACAGTAATAAATGGTGCTAAGTTTGAGTCTTTAGAAACGAAAGAGCCTAGTCTAAACGAGTTCTTTGGGCTGATACTTGATGAGAGTGAAGAAAGTACAACAGCATATTACAAGGCTATGCTTATGTTAGTAGGTAGAAGTTATATACATAGTTATAGACAACACATAGCAGTATCGAATGGGACAGGGTCAATAATGATTAGTCCCCGTAGCCTAATAGATAAGCTATACGAGTGTATGTACAAGTGGCATAGTGATGAAGTGTTCGTGCGTGTTAAGTTAGCCGAGGGCAAAGTGCCGACAGGTAAGTATGACTCATGGGTTTGAGAGCCTAACAATGTTAGGCTACTTGTTGTCCGGTCGTTGGTGTGACCAACGCCTATTGACATAATTATAACTTTGTGGTATAATTAGAGCTTGATTAGTAAATTTTTGTGTGTTAGTAAAGCCCTAACAATGTTAGGCATCATTAGAGGAAATTAGAAAAATGGCTGATATTAACTTTGGTAAATCAATTACATTAAAACAAGCAAGTGTACTCATACGTACAAATCCAGAGACTAGGTTCTTATTGCAGGGTGAGCCGGGCATTGGCAAGTCTAGTCTGTTGGAGAGTATTGCCGAGTCACTCGGTTATGACTATGCGTATATCGACGTACCCAATATGGACTTGGGTGACATTGCAATGCCGGTCATTGATCATGAGACTAGGACTACTAGGTACTATCCGAACGCTAGGTTCAAGGTGCACAACGACA